GGTCATGCCGAGCCGGTCCTTGACTGGGATGACCGCCCACAACTTCCGAGGACGCTGGTCTGGTGGGAGCTGCGCCCAGAAATGCGCAGACGTCAACTCGAGCTCTTTGAGATGCCCCGCTTCGATTGTGGTGTCGACCACGCTGGGGAAGCCGAGGGAAGCGGCTCGCAGCGAGAACGTGAAGTCCTCACCCATCATGTCCGGCACCTTCTCGCCGTCCAGGGGCCGGTTGTACTGGCCGTACTTGAACCACGGGAACGCGTCGTCCGCGTTCTTCGCTCCGACATCCTCGAGAACCCGGCGGTGGATCAGAAGACAACCACAACCAGCGCAAGCAACAGTCCACCAACGCTCGTCCGGCACCTCGCGTGCCTCGACGAAGTTCTCACCATCGAAGACCACAGCGGCCGGCGACACCGGCAGCGACCGGTTCGACGTCTGAGCAAATACCAAAGCGGACAGGATCGGCCGCTCGATTGGGTCGGCTGACGCGACTAGCCGCTCCAAGATGTCCGGGTCGAAGGTCTGGTCCGTGTCGATGAAACACAGCCAGTCCGCCACGGACTCCTCGAGAAAAGCACGGACGATGGTGTTACGGGCCGCCGGCAGATTCGTGGTCTGCAACATGATGAACGGCGCCGAATGCCCGAGGCGTTTCCCCCACGCGGCGTCATGGCCGACCAGGGCCAGAAGGCAACGATGGAACTTGGGATGGATCCGGTCGCCGTGCGGGTAGGCGACCGTGACTTTCTCCGCGAGGTGATCACGCAATGGTCGGGGTCCTTTCGCCGGGGACGCGACAGGGACCCCCGAAGGGGTCCCCATCACGAACTCAGGCTGGGTTACAGCTTGAGCGTCTTGAACGCGTTCGACGTGAGAACGTCGGCGCCAACGCGCTTGTAGGCGTACCAGCCGGCCTGCCCAGTAGGACGCTGTGCGGTGCCAACGACGTTCGGCTCGAACAGGAGCGTCACGCCGATACGGTCCACGATCTTGTAGCTCGAGAAGTCCCCCAGGATGATGGGGTAGTCATCGGAGCCGGACACGATGGTGGAGTCCATGTCCTCGGCCTGGTACGTGTTGTACCCGATCAAGGACGCCGGGAGACCGCCGCCGAAGTCAACCCAGAACGAGTGAGCGCTGTCGCTCGTTCCGAGCTGACGGATGGTGTTGTAAAACGTCTTGGATGACAGGAACGAAGCGTTGCTGCGCCACCTGGCCCCCAGGTTTGAGTCCAGGGCATACACGTCGGCCGCCACAAAGTCAGCAGCGCCGGCGTCACCAGACGAACCAGCAACGACGGGACCGGTACCCGAAAGCTGGGTGACGACGCCGTAGGGCTGGGACGAACCCGTGCCCGTGGTCATCGCCGTGCCTTCGAGACGGTCGAACGCGTCAGCGAACAACACACCGATTTCGTCGAAGCCTGAGTCCATCAGGACCTCGTGGGAAGCGAACGCATACGCGGCTTCCTTGTGGGTCGTGATGGTCGGGCCAACGAAGGTCGGCGTCTTGTCTGCCGCTTGGCTACCTTCAGCCAACCACTCGGCGGTTACGCCGGCGGAGGTGACACCGTCCCATTGGTCGACCGTGATGGACGTCTGTGAGGCAATCGACCGGATCTGGTTGATCTGCCCCGCGTTCGTCAACACGATGGTCGGGTCCAAGAACTGCGGCACGAGTACGCCGCCGTTGCCGGCGGTGAGGCTCATCGCAGCACGGTTCATCAGGATGTCGGCGACCTGCTTGCCGCCGGACCGCAGGTAGCGTTCGAAGGCTTCCAGGTAGGCCGGCGAGGATGACTCGACGATGTGCCGGTTGACGGTGTCGGCGTCGTACTTGCTGGTCGGCCGGCGTTCCGCTGTGTCGGTTGCGCCTTCGCGGACACGGTCAGGCAGCTCGTTGGGGAGATGCTTTTCGATGACCTCGAGTGCGCGTGCCTTGACATCGGCTTCGCTGGTGCCCCGGTCGATACCTTCGAACGGGTCGGTGCGGGTGTTGACGTTTGGGACGTCAGAGGTGCCGCGTTCGATGTGGATGTCATCGGTACGCTCCAACAGATCCTTCGCGTCAGCGATGCGGGTCTGCCGGTCTTCGATGTCGTCCACCTCGTCAGCGGCGTCTGAACGCCAACCGTCGATGGTGTTGAACTCCGCCAGTTCGTCCTCGGAGAGCTCGTCGCTGGAAGCCAAGGCTTCCATGCGGGAGAGACAGTCGTTGACGAAGCCGCGGAGCGTTTCGAGTCTTTCGTGACTCATGATTTGCTCCCTGTTTGGGCTTGGATGACAGCCAGCCGCGCTTGTGCGGCGTTGGCTCTTTTGGTGCCGTGCCCAGGGGTGGGCGGGGCTTCGTCGGGTGCGCCGTGCCCCTGAGGGGGCGAGGTGCTTTCCAGAGCCTCATCTATCTGGGCTCTTGTGGTGTCGGGAAGAGTAGCGAGCCACGCGGCGAGTTCGTCGCCGTCTAGTGACTCGAGTTTGGAACGGATGCCGGCCATAGCTGCGCCGGCGTAAGCGGGTGCGTGAACCACGGACACTTCGCCGAGTGCGGCTTCGGTGCGGACCGTGACGCCGTCATCTTCGTGTGATTCGATGTCACGGAACCCGACAGAGAAGCTGTCGACGATGCCTTCGCTGACCAACGCGAGGACGTCGTTGCCTGCGTTGTGGTCTGGGATGAAGAACTCGGCGTCGAGTCCTCGGTCGTGTTCATCCCAATCGGTGAGCTGTCCGACCGGGAGCCGGGACCGGTCGTGCTGTGTAAACAGTTTGACCTTGTCGTGGCGTTGCTCGAGTGACCGGGAGAACGCACCAGGTGCGAACATCTCTTCATACGGGCCAAAGCCGTCGTTGACTGTCGCGGTTTCGTTGTAGGGAACGACGGTGCCGTAAAGGGTGCGGCCTTTCCTGTCCCCAGGGCTGGCGCGTAGCACCATCTCGGAACGGAAGTAGCGGCCTAGGTCGTTGTTCATTCCTCGTCCCCCTCGTCCGGGGTGGGTTCGGTAGCCGGGGGGAGCTCGGGTGGGGTTTCTTCCACAATGCCTTCGGGATGCAACTGCACTGACAGCGAACCGGTGTGTTCCAACATGCGCAGGTCACCGGAGTTGACCGCGTCTATCGCTGACGTTGGGTCGAAGCCGCCGTCTACCAACTGGCGAAGCGCTGCGGCTTGAATCTGGGTGATTTCGGCGGCGTCTTTCTCGTCTTCGCGGAGGAACGCAACGTGGCCTTCGTCGTACCAAAGCTGCTGACCGTCAGGGACCGTGATCAGCGACGAAAGCGCTGCACAAGCTGAACGCCAGTGTGGGCGCAGGAAGCCGTCTGCGAACTGGCGGCGGGCCATCCCATAGTTGCCGGCGTTGAGACTCGAGCCGGCGAGGCCTTCGGAGATGCCCAGGATGACGGCAGGGACCCGGGCCCGGGACGCTATGCGGGTTTCGCCTGCGCCCTGGGTGGCTTTGAAGTCGAGCTGTTTCAGGTCGGACCCAACAGCGGTGACAGACGCGCCGGATGCGAGGTACATGGTTTTGTAGTGGTTGAACCGGCCGGTCTGGTCTTCGTCTATGGCCTGCTTGAACGTCGTGAACTTCTCGTCGCTGGTCACCGAGTCAGGTGCTGTCACAACAAGGTTGGGTGTCGCCGCATTCAGGTAGAACTGGTACTTGTGGTTCTCGGCCGCCATGTCCGACTGGACTTCGGTCAGCACCGACGTCACCCAGGACATGCCACGGAACGACGCTTCCGGGTCCGGCTCCGGCGACCAGTGCGCAATCTCGGGTGGGGTGAACAGGCGGGCGTCGCGGTTGGGTGGCTTGTACGAGTAGCCGATGACGTTCACGTCAGGATCGTCCGGCGTCGAGTCCAAGATGATGTCAACCCAGTCGGGTCGCAGCCGGCGTATCCGACCGGGGCGGCGGAGCCCGTACCAGTTCCCGGCGAGCGAGATGTCTTGTTCCATACGCCAGAGCAGTTCGCCCTGGGTCATGTTCACGTCAGGCTGCTCGAGTATCCGTGACCGCGGCGGCAACGGCGACAGGGTCTTGTCTGCCCGGTTACGGAACGCGAACTCGATCTCGGAGAACACCAGAGCCCGGGCAACAATGCAGGCCGACACGATGCCGTCACGCTTGTAGATGCCTTGGACGTAGGCGGAGAAGTTGTTGTCGATCGACTCCTGTTTCTGGGTGCCCATCGTCGAGGCGTAGCCGACATAGGTGTTGCCGTTGAACGCGTACTCAACCAGGTTTAGATACTCAGAAAACGACAGGCCGCCGTAGCTGCGGGCGGCGTCCGGTTCGGTGGTGGGTTGGCCGTAGAGCCGGCCGAGGAAGTCAAGAACACCCATGCGTCACCTCAACCCCAGCCGCCGAACCATGTCTGA